GTTTGCGGCGCGACCTGGAAAGATCAGTAGCCCCTAACCCCACCCAAACACACAGCCTGCCGGCGAGAGTCGGCGGGGAGGATTTGCACGCCATGAAGAAATCTGACGCGAAACGAATTGCCGAGGCGGTAACCAGCGAGCAGCTGGCGGAAATGTTCGAGCGGGCGAAAGTCGGCGTTACCGATTGGGAAACCGCAAGCACGGTCAACAAGGGCATGAGTAGAGGGGCAGCCTGGAACATTCTCTGGGGCTGCTTCAAGGACAATCCAAGCCCGCGCCCAACGGCAAAGGTGAACATGATCTGGGAGTTCGGAGAGTTCCTAGACCCGTCCCTGATTCCGGCCAAGCCAGCCCGGCGCCCTCTTCCCGCCCCTCATCACCAAGAGCCGAACTTCGCCTGAAGGAGATAGACATGCAGCACACAGACAAGGCGGTAGCAGAGTTCGAGGCGTGGTGGAAGCAGCAGCTTTGGCACGAGTGCTTCGAGGACGTGAAGGACCAGATGCGGAATGTGTGGCTGGCGTCGCGGCGGGAGCTGGTGATTGAGCTGCCGGAACGGTTCGACAAGTACGACAGCGGCGACTGGACATATTGGGCTGACGGCGTTGATGCCGCCATCGAAGCAGCCGGCGTAACGGTGAGGGGGTGAGGGATGTTCATGACTCCGCAGGAAGTGGCGGACCTGACCGGCTACCAGAAGCCAAGCAAGCAGATTGCCTGGCTCACGGCTGAGAAGTTCGGGTTCGTGGTTGGCGGCGACGGGCATCCCAAGGTACTGCGAGACGTTGTATTGTCTCGCCTTGGAGCCGTCAAAACATCGAAGAAGGAACCGCAGCTGAGGCTGACGGGCTGAGGACACGAGCATGCGCCCGAGGAAGAAGGACCGGCATCTGCCGGCGTGCATGTACCAGAAGCACGGAGCGTACTACCTGGTTCGCAATGGAAAATGGGAGCGGCTTGGCACGGATCTTCAGGCCGTCCTCATGATCTATGCCAAGCGGATGGCGGCAGGGAAGCAGGGCGGAATGCCTGATCTAATCGACCGGGCATTCAAACATCACTGCCAGCACAAGAAGCTGAGCAAAAACACCGTACTGCAGTACGAGGCGGCAGCCGAACGGCTGAAGACCATCTTCGCCGAGTTCTCGCCTGACCAGGTGCTGCCGAAACATGTGGCCGCGGTGAAGATGGATCTCGCCGGCACGCCCAATATGTGTAACCGAATCCTTTCATTCCTACGCATCGTATTCGGCTACGCGCTCGAGTGGCAGGAGGTCGACTCAAACCCCTGCATCGGCATCACGCGACACGCTGAAGGCCGGCGCGACCGGTACATCACCGACGCAGAGTTCGGCGCCCTGCTCAATGCCGCGAGCCCCTACATTCGATCCATCCTAGAGATGTGCTACCTGACCGGCCAGCGCATTGGCGACGTGATCGCTATCCGCCTAGCAGACATCAGCAACGAGGGCGTATCGTTCGTGCAGGAGAAGACCGGCGCCAAGCTGATCGTGGCAATGACGCCAGACCTTCAGGCCGTTATCGATCAGGCAAAGGCACTGCCGCGCAAGGTTCGCACTCTTACCCTGTTCTGTTCCCGCACCGGAAAGCCGGTTGCTTATGAGACCGTCAAGGAAGCGTTTCAGGCGTTGCGCGAGAAGACCGGCATCCATGACGTGAAGATCCACGACATCCGAGCCAAGTCGCTTACCGACGCCGACCGGGAAGGCAAAAACGCACAGACGCTTGGCGGCCACACCGACGCCAGAATGACCGCTCGCTACTTGCGCGGGCGGTTGCCGAAGATCGCCCAGGCGCCGACAATGCCGTCCCGGATTGGATGAAGTATTAGACGGCAGCGATGCGTAATAGACAGAAATCCCCAGAGGCCGCGCCAGACGGGCTTTCCAGCCACACCCCGATGCTGCAGCAGTAGTGTAAGAATCAGGCCGCAGGCCTCGCAGAACAAGGCTTGCAGCGATTGGCTGTCTAAAACTCAACTGCAACATAGAGCCCCTACAGGCCAGAAACTACGCGGGACGCTGACCTAGTATTAGACAGCATTCCGCACCCCTCTCAGCCCGTCCGGGCAATCTCAATTCCCCTTCGTTACTTCCCTCGCCCACTCCTGCAGCGCGGTCAGTTTCACGGCGCAGGCGTCGGCGTCTCCGGTGATGGCGACAATACGTCGAGCATCTGCCGGGTGAATGTCGGCTCGCTGGGCTCCATCATCCAGGCGGCCGGTGCCGGTGGCGGCGGACACACTACCTGCTGCGGCTGGACAACTGGCGCGGACTGACAGCCGGCGAGAGCCATCAGCCACAGCAGCAGACAGCCGATCAATTTCTTGCTGTGCATGGCGCAGCTCTCCGTATCGTTGTTGGTCGTTTGCGGCCAGGCGGCTTTCCAGATCCTGCCGCTCGGCCTGCTGCTTGAGAATCACTGCGGCATTGGCCTCGGCAACCTGACGCAGATGGGTCTGGTACTCGGCCTGCGCCTTCGAGGCGTCAGACTGCGCCGATAGCACCCGGATCTGCTGCCCGCCGGCCACAAGGACCAAGGCAAGGACCCAGTAGGACCAAGTCGGGACCAACTTCAGCCAGGCGATCACGTCATCACCTCACGGACAGCGGCGGCATAGTTCCGGCCCCACTTGCCGCGGAGCTCTGCGCGTTGCTCAGCCGTGCCGCGATCGTATGCGCCGGGGCGCCAAGTCTTCAGGTACAACCGCCAACCGCCTTCCACGTCATCCGAACTCGGCAGCCGGCCCGGGTCGCTCCAGAGCAGAAGGCGAGCCAAGCCAGCTGCGAGCACGTCGTCATGCTCGATGGCAGTCCAGATAGATCGGTTGTTCGGCGCAACGCCACGCGCACGGTACAGCGCAGCGGCATGGGCTTTGGTGGCCTCATGCGTGCGAACGCCAGCCACCATCCCGCCGCCTAGCTCACCCTGCCAGAATGACCGGGCCGGGCCGTTGCCCATCTGGCGGCGGTGGACAAAAAGCGATTCCTGCAGCCCGATAGCCAGCAACATGATCTCGGCCTCTCGGCTAGACATCCGCGCAGGCAGCAGCGCGAGAGCGGGCGCTATGGCTCGCTCTCGGATTTCAGAGAGGGTCATGGTTTTCTCCAGTCAAAGAAAACCCCGCACTTGGCGGGGTCTTGTATCGTTTAGCGCCGCCTATCCGAACGCCAGCCCACATTGCGTATGCACGCCATCGAGCGATGCCCGACGATCGCAGGGCATTGAGGAACACCCGATCAGCGTCTTTGCGAGGCAGTTGACCAGTGCCGTAGAGCGCGTCATGCAGCACAGCGGCAGCATGGCCGTACTGACCCAGCAGCGCGAACGTAAGCGGCCAGCGCGGCACCGACGCGAAGTCCGTCTCGAAGCCGGTCGGAACTTCGATCAGCCCAAGGTCAGGGTCCAGATACGAAAAAGGCGCCAGAAGGCGCCATGTTTTGCGGTCGGGTAGCAGTTCAGCTTGGAGTGGGTTCGGGAAGCGGTTCATTCGGCCAGCCCTCCTCTAGCATCGATTCAGTGAAGGTGCCGGCCTCAAGCGCTTCCAGTAGCTCAGCCTCGCGATTGAACGATGCCTGTACATGTGCGCGAACATCCGTAGCCACGCCTATGATTTGCTCTGCCGTCAGGTCAACGAAGCCGGCCACTGTCTTCCAGCGCAGCGAGTAGTTCGGGTCAAGCAAGGCCTGAACCGTCGCGCCAGTGATGAGCGCCTGGCTGTCGCGGTCTGTCGCAACGGCCATTCCGTTGACTGTGATGCCGGCTACCTCGGCCTGCCAGCGGCGGTCGGCGATCAGCCGCGCCCCTTCCTCGCGGCGCTCGGCCTTGGCCGCCTCGATTTCCTCGTCGCTCCACGGCACGACAGCGCGGGTAACGACCACGACGCGACGATCAGCATCAACCGTCAGCGTCTCGTCGCCGTAGCGCTCGAACTCGCCAAGCGCTGGCGACTGATCGTCCTCGGGCCACCAGGCGCAGTCGGAGACGCCAAGGGCCGAGTCGGTCCATGACAGATCGGCGAGGGATTCAGCAGCAAGGCCGATAAGGAAGTGCGGGATTGGCTCGCGGGTGGCGGTGTTCGATTGGACTTTGATCATTAGCTTGGCCCTACGTCAGTTGATGGGAATGCGCGGCCTGCGCCCCATATAATGCGCACGGCG